ATCCCGGAGCTTACCCTGAAGACTGGCAGTTGCTGGTCACCGATGTACTGGAGAAAACGTATCCGCTCCAGTCCGATCCGGCCCGCAGAATGCCTGTACTGGCAATGGCGGTGGACAGTGGTGGTGAAGATGGAGTGACGGATAACGCCTATAAATTCTGGCGAAAATGTCGTCAGGATGGACTGGGGCGACGGGTTTTTCTGGTAAAGGGAGACAGCACGAAACGCCAGAAAATTATCACCATCACACACCCGGATAATACCGGGCGAAGCGATCGCCGTGCGGATGCTCAGGGAAAGGTGCCGGTATATCTCCTGCAGACAGACCTGCTGAAAGATCAACTAAGCAATAACCTGCAACGTGAAATGCCCGGGCCGGGCTACATTCATTTTCCTGACTGGCTCGGAGAGTGGTTTTATGAAGAGTTGACCTATGAGGAACGCGGTGCTGACGGGAAATGGCGCAAGCCGGGAAAAGGGAATAACGAAGCATTTGACCTTTTTTGCTATGCCCATGCCGTCGCCATTCTGCGTGGCTATGAAAAAATCCGTGACTGGAGCAACCCTCCCCAGTGGGCAAGAGGGCAGGATGCTGACGCGGGTGCTTCGGCAGACAGACGTTCTTCCGGCACAGTGGACAAGAAAAACGTTGCCGGAAGAGATGAGCGGCAAAAAGCAGCGTCGCCGGAAGCGTTATCCGGAAACTGGTTATCACTACCCCGAAACGGAGGATGGTTGTGAAAAAAGATGAGATTTTCCAGATGCTGGTTATCGTGCGTCAGGCATACAGAGACTCTCTGGATGGTAAAAGTGTGTCTTTTACCGGGGTGAATGGCAGGGCGATCACCAACCATGATCCTGTTGCATTGCGCAGGGAGCTTGAATACTGGGAAAAACGCTGGGCGGCGGCCTGCCAGCCCACAAGGAAACCGTACAAACTCGCCCGTTTCTCCTGAGGTTTTTTATGGGTTTTTTTGATAAAGCACTTGGCGCAATTGCGCCAGGGTGGGCGGTATCGCGCGCCAGAAACAAAATGCTATTGAGAGCTTATGAGGCGGCGCAACCTTCACGCCTGAATAAGGCCCGGCGCGAGAGTCGTTCTGCCGATACAGCGGTTTTTTCTGCTGGCACCTCGTTAAGGGAACAGGCCAGGGCACTGGATGAAGATCACGATATCGTGATTGGTCTGCTGGATAAGCTGGAAGAACGGGTTATTGGTGCGCAGGGGATCCAGGTCGAACCACAACCACTGAGAAGCGATGGCACCCTGCATGAATCGCTGGCAGAGCAGATCTCGGCATTGTGGTCTGAATGGTCTGTTCGCCCTGAGGTCACGGGGATGTTCACCCGCCCGGAGGCCGAACGGATGGCATTGCGATCTGCTTTGCGTGATGGTGAGATGTTCGTACAACTGGTGCGTGGTCCTGTCGCCGGTCTGAATCATTCCACTGTGGTGCCATTATCACTGGAGCTTCTCGAAGCAGATTTTGTTCCGGTCAGTCTGAACACGAACGCGGGTCAGCAAGTCCGCCAGGGCATTATTCTTAACAACTGGGGGCGGCCTGTAGGGTATCGGGTTTATAAATACCATCCTGCAAATATGCGTGGATTCAGCGCCGATCTCAAAACTGTTCACGCAGACAACATGCTTCATCTGGCGATGCGGAAACGGCTTCATCAGGTGAGAGGTGTCAGCCTGTTACATGGTGTGATTCGCCGGATTGCTGATCTGAAAGATTACGAAGAA